GACCCGAAGGGCGTGTTGAGGGGGCGGTTGTCGACTGAGCCGACCTCGGTGCGAAGGTAGAAGGCGTCGATGGGGTTCGCTAGGATCGCGTCCGCGACGAAGCCCGTCTCGTCCTCCATGAGCGCAGCGGCCCACAGGACGCTCTTGGAGAAGTAATCCCCAGCCAGCGTCTCGTTCGTCGGGCTGAGGGACAAGATCCCCTCCAACTCCGTCGTGCCGTTGCCGTTGATGTAGTCGTCCTCGCGGAGTTCCGCGAGACCGTTGGGCCCGACCAGCAGCAGGTTGCGGATCTCCGACTCCAGCGTGTCGATGTCATCGAGGTTCTGCTCCGGAATCAGAGCGCGCGCCGCGATGGTCTTCGCGTACTGGGTGTCGATGTCCACGGTCATCCCAGAGTCTCCACCCTTCTGGTCACCGAGGTTGGCCTGGTAGGCCGCTGCCCCGGTGGCGCCGGCGGGGACCTTCAGGAACGACACGTTCGAGCCGCCCATCTGGCCTTGACCGAACAGATCCCCTACACGGTAGGGAAACTGGTAGTTGAAGTTCGCGATGCCCGGGATCATCTGCGTGGTGAGGTCACCCACGTAGTCGGACTCCACGTTCTTCGCGGCCTTCAGGTCGATCTCGACGGACATCTCGGCCGGGTGGCGGCCAGCCTTGACGTCGGAAGAGAACTCCTTCCACTGCTCGGACTTGAGGAACTCGTCCACGGGGTCGCGGTACTCGACCTCGACCACGTCGTCGGCCTTGAGGTCGACGTCCATGTCGCGGCCGATGGACTTGATCCGCAACTCGCGGTCGGCGTCCTTCTGCGCCTTCTCCAACTCGTTCGAAAGCCCTTCGGCCTTCGTCAAGGTGGCCTCCTGCTCGTTGCGAAGATCCATGCGGTCGGCGTCGGTCAGGTCGGGGTCTTGGATCTTCGACCCGATCTGCTTGCCGTACTGGACCGTCGCGGCGAGCTCAGACTTCAACTCATCCAAGCGACTCATTCCGGTCGCTCCTTTCCTTGTCGTTACTTCCCGTTGGTGATCTCGAGGTAGCGGAAACGCCGTTGGATCTCGCGATCCTCATCGGTGAGCAGCGGCGTCGCCTCTTCGAGAACTTGCTCGGCCTTCACCAGAGCCAGCTTCTGCTCTTCGGAAAGGTCGGGGTCGGGCGTCACTTCTTCGACCTCTTCGACCTCTTCGGCCTTGATCTCTTCGTGCTCGCATACGGCGCCGGCGCGGACAGACGAGTCGTGCGTCGACTGCACGTAGTCCGGGGTCGACTTGACGAGCAGGTCATCAAGCTCCTCTGCCTTCACTAGCTTCATGTGTCCCTCCGCATCGAGTCCGAACAACTCCTGGAACTGCTCAGGCGAGAGCCAGCCGTCATCGAGGGAGGACTTGAGCGCGAGCAGCACGGCCTTGTCGTTGATGGGGAACATCGCGGGGCCAGCCTCTTTCACACCCGCCTTCGTGATCAGCCGCTTACCACCGGGAAGCGGCTCCCAGTCCCTAACCTGAAGCGCGAGCGACGCGGCCTTCACGACCTTATCGTCGATCAGCCGGATGACGTGCTTGGCCGTCGAGAGATCCGAATACAGCACTGACTTCACGCGCAGTCCGAACTGGTCGGCCCAGATATGCGCCATGTCGGCCGGTGCATAGCCGATGATCTGCGCGGCGTCGGTGGAGTTCAAGATCGCGGCATGCGCGAACGAGATGGGCATCGAGTCACCCGTCTCGTAGAGGCTCTTCAGCCAGTCATCGAACGCCGTCGGCGCGATGATGTGACCGTGCTTGTCGGGCTCCTTCTCGAACGTCGCCGCGTAGAAGTCCAGCGTGCGCGTCCCCGCTTGCGTCTGCACCGACTTCAGTTGTGCCTCTGGCAGTACGAGCCTCATGACTTATTCCTCCCCCGCGAGCAACTGGAGGCCCGCCTTGTTGTTGGTGAATTGGTTCTGGGCGTCTTGCGGGTTCGCTTGTGCGCCGCCGCCACGGATGACGTTCAGCGGCACGATGATCTCGTCGCCGCCCGGGATGGGCGGCAGGCCCTGGAACTTCTGGCGGAACTCGTTCATCGTCATCCACGGGCCGCCGACGGCCTGCTGGCCGATCTTCGCTTGCTCGAGGAAGCTCCCCTGCAGCTTCGCGTTGATATTGAAATCGATGGCGAAGTCGTAGTCCTTGCCGACGAAGTCCGTGTAGAGCAACTGCTCCTCGAAATCCTCTTGGATCGCGACGCAGATCGGCGTCAGCGTGTCTTGGTACAACTGCTGATGGAACGAGTCGGCCGACGCGAAGTTCGACGGCGTGATCCCGAGGAGCGCCGGGTTGAAGCCGAACGCGTGGCAGACCTCTTCGCGCGTGAAGTTCCGCATCTGCAAGTACTGCTGATCCTGCGCGTCGAACACGATCTGCTTCGGGCTGATGCCAACCGGCATCAGCGGGATCTCCCCGGCATGTTCAGCCATGATGCCGCCATAGCGCGCGCGCCAGTCTGTCTTGAAGTTCGCTGCAGCCGTGTCATCGAGCCCCGGCGTGTTCGCGTCCTGCTCGAACACCGTTGCGCCGTGAGGGCCCCTCTTCCACATGTTCTCCTGGTTCTTCGCTGCGGCCCATTCCTCGCCGAGGATCTGGCGAAGCGTCTCTGCCGGCGGCGTCCCGATGATGTTGGACTCCGGGTCGTACAGCGTGCCCCAGATCATGTCTTCGGGCCGGATCTTGATGTTCGTCCCAGCGGTGAACTGGAACATCAGCGGCGCCGTGAGCGAGAGCTTCTGGATCGAGATGTACGGGATCGGGATCCGCACCAACGCGACGACCTTGCCCGAGTTCGGCACGAACCCCTGCGAGTTCGGCGTCGGGGAGAAGTTCTCGCGGATCTTCCACACCGCGTACGTCCCGTAGATGGCTCTGTCCGCGACGATGGACGTCATCAGCTTCGAGTAGGAGATGCCCGGTGAGGGGTGATCGACCACGGTCTGGAAGTCGTGATCCGGTCGCGGGATCTGCGCGTCGCCCTGGCGCTCGGAAAGCTTCATGTGGATCGCGCCGACGTTTCGACTGAGGAAGTCCACCACTGACCGGAAGGCGGCCTGCGTCTGGTACATCCGCGCGTAGCTCTGCTTGAACGTGCTCAGGTAGGACACGCTGCCGTCTGGCTGGTAGGAGACGGTCCCGCCGTTGACGAGTTGGTCGATGAGAGCAGGCTTGGTGACGTCCAGGCCCGCTGCCTTCAGCGTCTCTACGGCTTTACGTTCTTCACGTCGGCTCTTGAAACTCATATCCAGACGATCTCCCCGCTAGAGCGGCGCGCGGTGTGCAGCGCGGCGTAAGACAACGTGTCGACGAAGTCGTCGTGACGACCGACCGGGAACGCTAAGAGCTCTTCTTCGATCTCCGGGTACCACGGGGTCGTTCGTGGCGGTAACCAGATCTTCCCCTGCTCCATCTGAGCCTGCGCGACCCAAGATCGAGTGACCTTGTCCTTGTCGGCGCGCACCTCATGGATCGGCAGCCCCGACCGAACCGCTTCCTGGATGATCGACATCTGCCGCGTCGCGCGCTCGACGACGAGAACGCCGCCCCATCGGTCATGCGCCCTTCGGAGGTGCGGGACGACGTCGGGGCCCTCGAAGCGCCCTCTCACGAGATCGACCAGCAGGAGGTGCCGCTTCGGCGTCAGCGCCCAGGTCGAGACCACGGTGTAGTCGGCGTCCTCTGACTGCGTCCACGCGAGGTCGACGGTTGAGAAGGTCGAGCATTCCGAGAGGCTGACCGACCCCTCGTTCCCGAGGTTGAACACCCGGTCGTCCTCGGTGACGCTCATCCGGTAGTTCTGGATCCATTCAGCGCGGAACTGGCTCTCGCCGGCGGCGATGAATTCGGCCTCGTACTCCTGGCTGAACAGCAGCGAGGTCATCCCGCCGGTACGAGCTTCCTCGATCTCGTCAGCGTCCAGATACGGCGAATCGACGGAAGGGAAGCGCCATCTGGCCCAATTCTCACGGTCCCCGGCGTCCTGGTAGACGTCGTAGAACCAGTTCAGGCCCTTCGGCGTCGAGATGAACATCGCCCATCCGCGCTTGACCGAAAGCGTCGGGCGAAGGATCGGCCACGCCTCACGCTTGGCCTGCGCGGCCTCGTCGAACACAAGCCCATGAAGCGTCGCGCCTCGGAGCGAATCCGGGTTGTCGGCGGATTTGGCCTGGATCGACCCGCCGGTAGGCAGCGTCACGCGCCAAACGGGGCGTCCCTCCACCCGTACGCCGGGGATGCCCCCGACCAACTCGAGGATCACCTTCCATCCGCGCTCCGTGAGGTCGAACGTCGGCGCGACCCACCAGATCTGCTGGCGGCGTAAAGCGGCGGCGACGACCATGACGGCGCCCAGGTGGGTCTTCCCGAACTGCCGCCCCGTGACGACGACCTTGAATCGGTGGCCGTCCTGGAAGACCTCCATCTGCTTGGGATGGAGGTTCGGGAGCGCGATGCGTTCAGGATCCGGCTGCCGTATCGGGGTCGCTGCCGCCAGCGCCGAGGGCTGGGCTTTCCGGGGCATCTATCACCTCTGCGTCGAGCCAAGCGGGAGTGGCCGGTTGGCCGCTCTGGAACTGCAGGGCGATGATCGTCGGACCCTGCTGAACGTGAGGAGCAACCATGGCTGGCGGCGCGTAGCCCTCCACCTGGCGCTCGATGTACTTGATCAACAACGGATCGCTGTCGGGAACCTTCTTCTGCAGCAGCGTCAGGGCTCTGACCTGGGGAGCGCTTTTGGCCTGGTCGTAGGCCACCGCGAAGTCGTGGAACATGCCCTCCTCGTTCTCGCGCCCCTTCGCGAGCCAGCGCCGAAGCGTCTCGTTGTCGATCCCGGCGTGGGCGCAGGCCAGGGTATCCGGCCCACCGATCCCCTTGACCTCCAAGATGCGCTCGCGCACGGCCTGAGTGAACTTGCTTCTGTTCGGCATCGAGTCATATCCTCCAAAGGACCGAAGTCCACCGCGCTTAGTCAGCGGAACGCCCCGAAGGTAACGGTGGTGGGGCCGACGAACACGCGCCCGGTGAAGCTCCTGGGCCGGAAAGTCCCCGGCACCTGCCGGAAGGATCCACGGGGGGTTGGGCTGCCCCTCCCCTTGCTCTTGGCTGGCATCGAGTCATATCCTCCCTGCGCGGCTGGAACGGCGACCCCGAGGGAACGAGTCGGACGGGTCGGCAACTTCGGCAGAGCGAGACGGGTCGCAACCGTGCCCGCGCCGAGGCCGTTCCCGCTCCAAGCGTTGGCCGGGGGGAGGTCAGGGCCCGCCGATGATCCCCGGCCTTCGCGTTCGGTGGTGCCCTGCAATGTTTCACGTGAAACCCTTGCAGCGAAGCGCGCAACCGCATTTCCGCACTTTAAAAGTTGGAGATTATTGCGCGCGCG